GTTTCCCCCGCCGGTTTCTTTACACCGCCGGGAATGTAAGGGGTGTTGACAACATCGCATTATGTAAGGCCCCAACCCGCATACATGGCATCACAAGTAATCACATATAAAAGGGCATCCACATTCGGTGCCACATGCACATACACCCCGGAAGCGGGTGGGCCGCCTAATTTAAACGGATTAACCATTACATCGGATATCCGCGATGCCAACGGCCGCATTTACTCATGCACCGTAACGGTAACATCACCAACCACATTTACGGTATTTTACGGTGACACCGCCGGATGGGCCTTGGGATCGGCGTATTGGGATATTCGTTTTACAAACAACGGCATCATATTTTTCAGCGATACCGTAATCTTGAATGTTATTAATAATGTAACGATTGAATAATTAACATGGCATTAAATATCATTATTGAAGGCCAAGCTAATTTAGGGGTAACCACCGGCATCCCGGCATCCATCAATGTGGAAATGGGTGTTCCCGGTGCATCCGCGACCGTCAATGTAGGCACCACAACAACCGGCAATCCCGGCACCAACGCCGCGGTAACCAATAGTGGTACGGAATCGGCGGCCATATTTAATTTCACAATTCCCCGCGGTGACAAAGGGGAACAAGGCAACGCCGGTACGCCGGGAACGCCCGGTACGCCCGGTACGGCGGCCACAATCAATGTAGGCACCACCACCACCGGTTCCGCGGGTTCATCCGCGTCCGTAACCAATTCGGGTTCCACATCCGCGGCGGTGTTCAATTTCACAATTCCCCGCGGTGACACCGGCCAAGCTGGATCGCCGGGCCAAGGGGTGGCCACCGGCGGTACGGTCGGCCAAGTATTGGCCAAGGTTGATTCAAGTAATTATTCCACCCAATGGGTTAATCAATCCGTTGCATGGGGAAATATAACCGGGGGCATTGCATCGCAAACCGATTTAAATGATGCGTTGGTTGATAAATTAAGCTTATCGGGTGGCATCATGTCCGGGGCCATTGTATTTGATCCAATTGGTGGCCAAAATATTAATCGCGGAACATTTGATTCCGGACGCGGTGGTTACAATGGCATTTCATTAAATTGTGCGGTTGGTGTTGAATTGAATTGGCAAGCGGGATTTTTAAAGGCGGTTAATAGTGGTGGGTTTAATGTGCCGGTTAATTTTGATAGTAATATTGCATTATCCGATGATGTATTTGGTTCGGGTAATTCAAAAACAATTTCCGCAAATGCAATCGATAATGAGAGTTACTCTGGTTTTATTTTAGCAAATGGCGGTGATGCAAGTGGTGCGTTTTTAAAAGTTAATTTTGGTAATACCGGTGAAGGTTATGAAAACCAAGCCATATTAACACAAAGTAGTTTAACATTTAAGGAAGCGATTGTGGGAACAACATTTGCAAGTTATGGACAAGGTGGAATTACTTTTTCGGATGGAAGCACCCAAGGAACGGCCGCGTTGCCGCTTACAGGCGGAAATCTAAACGGTAATTTATACATCGAATATAATGATGTTTCTTTGGAATTAACTCCAAACGGATTAAGTTGTGGTGGGGATACCGCTGGATGGATTTTAAATGGCGACAATGGCCTTGGTTTTACAGACTATGAATATACAAGATACAAAGGTGATAAAATAATTTTTAACGACCAAACGGAACAAACCACCGCATTCCCCGGATACACCGGCACCACATCGGATTACATTGACGGTACCGGCCAAAATATAGTTTTTCCGCCGGTGGGGGATCGTTATACAACCACATCCACAACATCGTTAACCATTTCAAATGGAACAAAAACATTAACGATTGGCACAGGGTTAAGTTACACATCGCAACAGGAAATCAATATTGCATATGATGCATCCCATCATATGCATGCAACGGTTACATCATACAACCCCACCACCGGTGTTATGGTTGCCGATGTTCACAAAAAAACAGGAAGCGGAACATATGCATCATGGACAGTAAATTTAAGTGGTGCCGCGGGTGGTTCATATTTAGCAATCGAAAATAATCTTTCCGAATTAACGGACACCGCATCAACGGCCCGCACTAATTTGGGGTTGGGTACAATGGCCACCGCTACGGCCACCGATTATTTGTCCAAAGCTGGTAATCTGTCCGGGTTGGCATCCACCGCCACATCGCGATCCAATTTGGGATTGGGTGCCGTTGCAACGGATGCATATGCCACCACCGCACAGGCCCAAGCTGGTACATCAACCACAACGGTAATTAATCCATCCACATTGTTGGATTCAAAATATTTCCAAGGGGGTGTTGTTATGAACACCATATTATGGTCAACGGCAACAAGTGGAACAGGTGCATCCGCTGGACAACAAAATGGTAACGGCCGTTTAAATACAGCACCAACAACCGCCACAGGTTATTCGGTTGCATCCGCACCGATTGTTTCCCCATCGCGTGGCCTTGGGTACACCGGCGGATATGATTTTTCAAAACGAATTATATTTGGTGCAAGAATTGCCCGAAATGTTGCATCACCCGATGCCAATTCCGTTTGGCGATTATCAATTGGAAAAAACCAAGTAACCGCCACCATTGGTGATTTAACTGTTCGCGGATTAATGATTAAAGTGGCGGGTTCCGGTGCATTACAATTGTTGGTTCATAATGGCACCGCATTAACCACAATCACATCATCATTCACACCATCAAACACATCGGCATATGATGTAAATATTGTTTCCGATGGTGCTGGAAATGTAACATTGTATGTTAATGGTTCATCCGTTGCCACATCAACAGGCGGCCCAACGACATCCGGCGGCGGGTCTCAAAACGGATTACATTTTGAATGTGAAAATATTGCCATCATTTCCGCATCACCACAAAACATTTGTATTTCAAATACATTTGTCCAAGTAAATGTCTAACATGTTTAAATACCGAATTACATATTTAGCCGGTAAATTGGATACATCAATTTGCCCACCCGCGATTGTTTCGGTTTTATTTCCGGCCTTTGCCGGTGAACCGGTGGAATTGTCCGAATCGGAATGCATCATTACATTTCCAACGGAACAAACCCCGGTGGATTTAGGGCCATTGGTTCGCGTTCAGCTTTTACAAAATAACTAATTATGTCATACATCATCACATTCGCCGTTGGCCTATTAACCGGATTTATTGGTGGGGCCTTGGCATGGCGTAACAATGCCCGCAAGCTGACCGATAGGGAAATGGAAGGCAAACGATTGTTGGACGCGTTGAAAGGCCGTTAATGCGTTTTGGCATCATCATATTCCTTGGTGCATTGTTGTTCGCGGGGTGCATGTCGTTTGATAAAACGATTTCCGACCGGGTAACCGATGCCGCGGATGAATATTGGTATGATGATGATGTTGCCGGTGTGGTGGAATCAATCGGCCAACAAAACGAAACCAAGCTTTATACATACACCGGGATTGGATTGTTTGTTGTTGGATCGGTATTGTTTGCCATCGGCATTGCCCGCGGTGCGGGATTAAAATTAATTGGATGCGGTGCGGTGGCCGGGGCCATCCCCTATGTTATCCAATTCACATATTTTTATTACATATTGGCCATCGCCGGTGCTATTGCCGCCGGGATGTTAATTTGGCATTTGTGGTTTAAAATTAGAGAGATTGAAACCGATGCCGAAAAAGAAAAAATTTAAAGGCCCGATTATTAAAATAAGGAAATTAGGAAATCAAAAAGCATGGGGTACCGCATGGCGGGAAGGCCGATATTCATATATTGAATTGGACCCGCGATTGGGTGCCAAACGATTTTTGGAAACGGCCGTACATGAACAGGCCCATATTTCCTTGCCGGATTTTTCGGAACGCCAAATTGACCGGTTGGGTAAAGACATTTGCGAAACATTGTGGCGGTTGGGATTCCGCCGGGTATTAGCTGAACCACATTCCACCCCAACGCGTATTTCAAAATAATGGCAACCCCACCCGATCCATCCGCCGGCAACAATGTTAACGGATTGTTAAACGATTCGTTGTTGGCATCCATTTTGGGCGGGATGGCCATGACGGCCCGGATATTGTTAAGCCATGAACCCATTTCATTTGCATGGATTGTCCGCCGGGTATTGGCCGCATCGATGGCCGCAATCCTTTGTGGCCTTGCCGTCAAGGACCAAATATCATCCGATTCATTACGGTATTTTACAATTGGTGCGGTGGCGTATTGTTCCCCGGAATGTTTTGATTTTTTGTTAAGATATGTAAAGGCCCGCGGTGAAAAGGAAATTGCATCGGCCACCAAGTTAAACCCCAATGCGAAAAGAAAAACCAAAGCTCGCAAATCTGTCCGCGGATAATAATTTGATTTGGGCGGTGGTGGGGTTGTTAATTTGTTCCGCGATCACCGCGTTTGCAACATATGGCATTTGCACATATGTAATTAATAGCTTTGCCGATTCCAATTGTATGGCCCTATTGATTACCGATGCCGGCATTAAAAGTGATGATGCCCGATTGGAAGGCAATTTGACGGCGGCCACCCAAGGTTTAATTGAATTGGCCCGGTTGGGGTTGGCCTTGGGAATTGGGTGCATTGGGGTGGGGGTGGCGGTGTTGGTCCGTATTTACCGCAAACCCGCCTTGTAAGGCAAGGTAAGGGGTTTTAACGCGGGGTTCCGGGGTGAACCCCTATTGGTACAAAATACCCCCAATTTGGGTGGTAAATCAATTTAATCAATAATGTTGACGGATGGGTGGGTGGGGGTGTATAAATCACACATCAAATCAAACCCACCAAAATATATGAGTAACAACAACCAAGACGAAATGTATAATATTGATGTGATCAAACATATGAAAGAAATTTCAAATGCATTGAAAACATTAAACGATACCAAACGGAAATATAAAAAATGGAAAAAATTATTTGATGCCGGCCAAGTTAACCAAGCTCAAATGGATCAAGTAACAATCCAAGCAAAAAACCGGATTCAACATGCAATTGCGGTTTCAATTGAATGTTCATATGTAATTGCACAAGGGGATGAATGCGATGGTGATGAAAACGCAAAATTAATGGCAATTGAAGTAATCAATAAATTAAATAAATAATTTACCATGAAAACATATTACAACGCGACAAAAACAAAGAGAATTTGGTACAATCAAAATATCAAAACATGGACATTACAACATATTGATGTTGATGGTAACCAAATTGCAAATGCCGAATATTGCCATTTGAAAACCACCGCGTTTAAATGGTTGGCCGATGCCAATAACTATTTAACCCAAATCAAATAACCATGAAATATCATCACAAAAATATCCCATCCGTTGAAAATCTGTTGTGGTCCATCCGGTTCATCAATGATCGCATCGAACAAGGTGATATTGTATCCGCCAAACATGCGGTACCGATTGTTTTAAAAATGGTTCACAAAATGTCCGCGACCGCCAAGGATGAAGGGGCAACCGATTTGTGGTTATCCCCATTTGTGGCCGGGGGCGGATGGGTTGGAATAATTGTTTCATACACCATCAATGGTGAAAAATTGGAATATTCAATTACACCCCGCCGTATTGGTTATGCGTAATTTTACTTTAATCACCGCCGCGGTGCTATTAGCCGGGTACGCATATGCGGTGGATGATGCCACCATATTGGATGCCATTGGCGATGTCGAAACCGGTTCCCAAAAAAATCCGCGTTTGGCGGTGGGAGATTTCGGCCTTGCCCGCGGCCGGTACCAACAACATCGCGGAAGCTTTATCGATGGTTGCACCCAATTAATGAGGGAAGGCAAATCAGCATATTCATATGACCAATGGAAATCACCGGTGGTACAGGATGAAGTGGCCTTGGCATACATCCGTTGGATTCGCGATCGCATGAAATCCGCGGGTGTACCCAACCCCACCCCGGAACAAATTGCGTTGTGTTGGAATTATGGATTCGGTAAATCCAAAGCTATTAAATTTAATATAACAAAGGCCCCGGCCGAACCCCGCGATTATGCAACCCGCGTTGGTAACATTGTCCGGGTAACCAAAAACATATGACCACAACGAAAACATTGTTGGCCATTGATCCCGGCGTTAATGGCGGCATTGCATGGATGGCACCGGCCGGTGGCGTAAACACCGCCAAAATGCCGGATACCGATTGGGGTGTTGTCATGGCCTTGGTTGATATTTCAAAAGCCGCCAATGGCCAATGTAAGCTTTATTTAGAGGAACCCCCATTGTTTGCCGGCCGAAACATCCCCGGTTCCGCCATTGGCAAATTAATGTGGAATGCCGGCATATGTTATGGTGCCGCCGTTGCCTTGGGTTGGGAAATCCACCGCGTCCGCCCGGCCATATGGATGAAGGCCCACCCGGTCGGAACCAAAAAATCAACCGGCCTTTCCGGGACCGCATGGAAAAACAAATTGAAATCGCGGGCCGCCGAATTGAACCCGGATTTAAAAGTTACATTATGGAACGCCGATGCCATCTTAATCCTTGATGCCGGCCGCCGGGGTGCTATTAATTAACCCCTTGCCAATTTACTTATTATGAAAAAACAGATTCCAAATATTCCCGAATCGCGGGAAGTTAAAACTATTATTGGTACGCGTTATGTGTTATTGCCCGATGGCCGCGTTGCCGGTTTATTAAAACCCATGTCGATTAACAATGTGATCCATTACAATTTAATTGTTGATGGTAACCCCGATTACATCCGGGCCAATCCGGAAAAATTAATTGAAATGACAAACAAACATTATTCGGAATGTGATTGGGCCAAACCCAAAAACAAAAAATAATTTAACCACCCAAAATTATGCCACCCAAAGAAACAACCACCCAATCGGCACAAGCTGATTTAATCAACGCATTGGCCCAAATGCAAAATGTTGCCGCCAATAAAACCAACAGTCATTTCAAAGCAAAATATGTTTCTTTGGATAATTTGTTGGATGCAATCAAACCCATATTGCACAAAAACAATTTGGCATTGATTCAAACATTAATTGCGGATGATGGTAAAATTGGTGTAGCTACATCGTTTGTTCATACATCCGGGCAATCATTTGATTTTGGTAAATTGATGATTAAAGCGGAAGGCATGACACCGCAAAATATTGCCGCGGCCGTAACTTATTTAAGGCGGATTACTTTAACAACCGCGGCGGGCGTTTCGGTGGACATGGATGACGATGGGCATTCAATCAGTAAACCGGCACCGACCGGTAAAACCCAACCATGGTACACCATCATTCCAAGTGATGATGTGAAAAAGGCCATTGCGTATTGTGCGTTTAAAGGATGGATTGATTTGGCCACCGATCAGTCATTGGAACATGTGCCGGCCAACATTGTGAATGCCATTGTTCAAAACCCGCAAACATTCCTTTCCGCGGTACGGAACCACAAACAATGAAACATTGGGTTCCCGCCGAAATTGCAAACATGGCCGTTGATGCCGTAGAGAAAAAATATCAATGGCAATCCATCGACACCGCACCGTACGACACAATGATATTTGTTTTATATCAACGCGGGCAAATCGGCACCATTGTGTTGGATAGCGGATATTATAAACCCAAAACCATCACCCATTGGTTACCAATTCCAACCCTACCAAAAAATGAAACCAATAAATGAAATCTCATTGGATGATTTAGTTAATAACATCCAAACACATAACAAGCTTGTTGCCGCCGAAATCCGCATTAAACAATTAGAGGATGCCGGCAACAAATTGGCATTTCTACTTTTAAATGGCACCACCAAGGAAATGCGGGATGCGTACATTCAATGGCGGGTAATGGTACAATTAAAAATTGAGGAACCAAACGATGTTGAAGTTAAGGAATGAAACCACATAT